CCACTGCCAGAAGTTCCGCCACTTCCAGAAGTTCCGCTTGTTCCTCCACTGCCAGAAGTTCCGCCACTTCCAGAAGTTCCGCTTGTTCCTCCACTGCCAGAAGTTCCGCCACTTCCAGAAGTTCCGCCACTTCCAGAAGTTCCGCTTGTTCCTCCACTGCCAGAAGTTCCGCCACTTCCAGAAGTTCCGCCACTTCCAGAAGTTCCTCCACTCCCAGAAGTTCCTCCACTCCCAGAAGTTCCTCCACTCCCAGAAGTTCCGCTTGTTCCATTTGTTCCAGAAGTTCCTCCAATACCAGAGGTTCCATTTGTACCAGTAATTCCGCTGGAACCTGAAGTTCCCGTTGAACCTGAAGTACCCGCTGAACCCGAAGTTCCTGTTGAACCCGCTGATCCAGAAGTTCCAGCGCTACCGCTTGAACCATTTATTCCAGTTATACCAGAAGTTCCGCCGGAACCCGAAGATCCAGATGCGCCTGGAGGACCCGATATTCCTGAAGTTCCAGATGAACCAGATGAGCCACTAGTACTTCCGCCGCTAGATTCGTTTATTTTTCCAGTTGATCCAGAAGAATTTAATTTAGTTATTTTTAAAGAGCTTCCTTTTCTTACTTTCGTAGATGTTAGTTGAGAGGTGTTTTGCGCCCAATAAAATCCAAGAGTTCCAGTCTCTTGAGTTGTAAAATTACCATTAATTACAAGATAACCAAGTCCCCCAGAATCAGATGTGGCTGAAAGCTCTGATCCTATATCAGAATTTACCATTTTTGCTCTTAATGGAGTCGAACCTGGTTCAATAAAAATTGAAGCCATTTGACCATATTGTTCGTTTACTCCAGCTACTTTAAATTTGAAATCTGCTAGTTCATCAGTTTCATAAAAAACATTTAATTGAAATTCATAACTTCCGGGTTCAGAAATAGCTGCTTGTAAGTTGGGATCAACCAATAAATTTGTTGAAGAAGTTATTGTTGTATCCTCTAATTTATTTATGATCAAACCTGCAGAATCTCTACCAGAAATACCAGCTGATCCACTATTTCCAGAAGTTCCAGAAGTTCCAGAGGCTCCAGAAGTTCCACTTGAGCCATTTGTTCCAGTTATACCGGAACTTCCGCTAGAACCAGAGCCTGAAGTCCCACTCGAACCGCTCTCTCCACTTGATCCGGATGATCCATGAATTGTTTGTGGAGATGGAACTATAGCAGCTAAATTATTTTGCAATAAAGCTATATTTATTGCTTTTAAATATTTATCATGATCTTCTTTTGAAAAATGCATATCAAGAGCAGTCTATGGCATCGCTGCAAGGCGAAGACCATTTTAATTTAAATGTTAAAGTTAAATTGTTTTTTTCATCTAAATTTAAATAATTTCCTGTATTAGGAAACCATCCAGTAAAAAGCTCTCCTTCTTTTATATACTCTCCTGTATTTGGCTTTAATTCGTTCGCGCTTGTTCCAAACAAACAATCAATATAAGGGACAATTTCCTTACCTTTTGGCTCTTGGCCTTCCCCTTCTTCTTTTTCATAACCCAAAACTAAAGATTTAAATTTACGATCTAGGTTATTTTCGTTAGCTAACAAACTAAAACTTCGTAAAATGTACCTTTCTCTATCTGTGCCATCTATTTTAAAATATTGAGGTTGAGTTAAAATTTTCGACGTGATATTCATAAATATGTAAGGATCATACGTACCAAAAGGGCCATCACCAATCTTGGTCTCAAAAATATCTCCGGTTGATGGAGCAAGTACTCCTGAACGACGAATATTTGTTTTTATAGAATCTTTCTCAAGCGGCGCGTTATAAATATATTTATGAATTCCACTAGAATTTTGCCATCCACCACCCGCAAAATATTCTTCGGCATCTTCAAATACACCTCCAACGCCACTTGTTTTTAATAAAAATTGAGATTCATCTTCTGACAAATAACAAAACAAATTTTTTTCTGGTGTGGAAGGTTCCATACCCAGTCCCATGTGCTCTATAGGTCCTACATCGCCAGGTTTTGCATCTCCACCTTCTTTCATACCTTCTAATGGAAAAAGAAAATTCACAGCGGGACTAGTCAAAGAATAAATTCCTGAAAAATGATTAAAAGTTAAGTGCGTGCCTTTTGATTTATCTGCTCCTGCGGTGTTTACTACATTTAAAAATGTTTTGATTCCAGTTTCAAAAGTTAAATTTAATCTGTAAGTTACAAACATTTGCTCGCCACTTTTCAATTCAAAATTTCCGGTGGCTCTAGAAAATATTCCAGTTAAACCGCCGGAATATTTAGGGATGATTTCCATCTGACGGACACCATCCTTGAATACTTCTTCATAAATATTACCTTCCGTAACCTCTTGATCATCTATAATGATATTTGGAGTAAAAGCTGAAATGGAAAATTCTTTAATAGGATAATCTTTAGATGCAACTGATTTTTCATCTGGTAAAACCCATGTTTTATAAAAGTTTACTCCCGAATGAGTTAAAACAGAGCCCACGCCATTTTTTAAAAAACCTGTAGAGTTGAAAAATCCACTTTCTAATATTGGAAGATAAAGACCACTGGTTGGAAGATTCTCATCTACTCCAATATAGTTGTATCCCGTGCCAGTTCCTGCACTAAAAAAATTAAGTAATCCTGCGAATCCAGTGTGATATGGAAAACTTAAACCTTTGCTTGTTATAAAATTTGGAAAATAATCCGACTCTACTCTTATATTTTTATCTTTATCGAGTATTTTAAACTTAAATTCTCCATTTAATTTATAATTGTTCATTTGTTAGCTTGGCTCAGTACAACCCGCAGCCTGCGTAATTCCCGCGCAAGGAGCTGACCATGACATATTAACTTGAACTTCAAGATTATTTTTATCACTGAGTCCAGGATAAGGTCCACCGCTAATTATGCTCAATAATTTTCCAGTATGGCCAATAAAATAATTGTTTGGAAGAAGTTTACCTGTTTCTGTATGGGCGGGAACTCCACTTGGTTCTTTGAAATGAGTAAAAATTGGAGTTCCTGTTATATGTGAGGTTGCTTCCCAAGTGTAATTTCCAGTATTATTAACATAAACAATGTATAATTTTTCAGAATTATTCAAGGGAGCGTAAACATAACCGCCGCTAACGACTCCAAAATTAATTCGTCCATTTGAAGAGGAGGCTAATCCAGCCCAACCCGTTTCAAATTGAGATTCTCCCCAATTTTTACCAGAGTTAAATGATTTGTATATAAGACCATTTTCAGGAGAAGCCATTACTCTTCTTCCGTTGCTTGAAACGGTAATCTCTTTCCAATTTCTTACCCCCGCTTTTACGCTTGGAAACCAACTACGCCCCCCATCATAAGAAAAATATATAAGATCTCCTGGATTAGTAAAATCTGATCTTGCGGCCGCTGCGATGAGTCCCGCATCATCACTCATATCTATTGAAGTCCAATTGAATGGGCAAGAAGCGTTTTCCCAACCGTTTCCTCCGTCTCTTGAAATTAAAAGATTATCAAAACTTCTTGTGGCGCAAGCAACGATTCCATTTTTAGAAGAAGATATTTTTTTAAATTTATCCAACTCATCATCTGCATATTTTAAATCCCAACTTTGTCCAGAATTTTCTGATTTAAATATAAAATTTCTTCTAGTATTTTCAATATTACCCGCACGCGCAATCGTGTAGATTTTTTCATCAGCATCAATATCTATAAATGATCCGCTATTTCCTGTAACATAAAATATTAAATTAGAAGTTTGAACGGTAGGATGATAATTAGCTTTATCGCTTGTAATAGCAGAGCCAGTAAACGTAAAAGTCTTATTGCCTGTGTTTGCAGAAACTACATTAAATTTTAAAGGCGGAGCAGGATTTTTACCAAAACTAACGTTTGCTGAAAAATTGGTTCCCGCGCTCCCGTCCGCGCCCCAACTCCCTTGAAAAGACTCATAATAACTTCCTCTGTGAATTATGTCAAAAGCTGTCACCGCTCCATCCACCCCAGTATTTGTTACTTTAATATGGAAAGAGTGAAGATCACCGTTATCGTATGGTGATCCGTCTGGTTTTTTCCCACCATTTAGATGAATTATGTCATTTATAAAGTAATCCTTTCCTCCGTTTGAGATGCTAGCGCCAGTAACGCTATAATCTTCGATCATTGGATTCTTAAACTCTAAAGTGTCTCCAGCTCTTACAAATAAAGGATAACTTGAATTGTAGTTATAATTAGAAACAGTATAAGTTCTAGTATAGTCGTTGGTACTACCGCTAATAGTATATCCAATTTTTGCATGAGCGACTCCGGTAGTTTCACAAACAACAGGAAAGTTTTCTTCATCAATTGTAATTTTAAAATAATTTCCAGTTGTTATTCCGTGAAATATATCTTTATGATCAGATTTTGTAAGAGCGACCCAACTGCCGCTTACGCCCGTGAAAGGTTCCCAGCTATCAAGCTTTCCTCCAGATACGTTATAATAAACATAAGAATTAGGATCACTTGCAGCCACCACAACCGTTTCCCCATCGCTGCTACAAGCAACGCTTGACCAACCACTAAGAGCCAAACCAGTTGAGCTCGCTTGATTTCCTCCGCTAAATTTTAAATTATAATCAGGGTTGGGAATATTTAATAATCCAGATCCTCTTTTGCCCAAAGAAGCTATTGCGCTTCCGGTCGAGTCAGAATTATTAACCAATCTATTTAATCTAAGAGCGTCGATTGTGGTACTCGCGTCTAATTGTAAGCTCTCATCCTGACCAAAAACATTAAAGCTAGTTAGTAGCGTGTCTCCAGTATAAAGATAACCAGTGAAATATTGCTCAGTTGGAATACTATCTAAACCACCAATCAAACTAACTATATCAGTATTTTTTTCTTTTTCTCCGTTAGTGCCTGAATCTAAAAATTGAATTCTTGATAAAAAGAACCCTCCACTAACTAAATTATCTTCTCCCGTTATGCGAGATTTGCTTAACTTTAGCGGAGTCTTTAACAAATTTGTGTTTGAATCGCCGCTAAAACTTACTTCATGTAAAACTTGTTTTGAAGAAGAAAATTCATAATATCCAGTTGGAACATATCCAAAACCAGAGGCGAAAAATTGTAAGTCTTTGTAAATTAATTTTATTTCATCAGTGTTGTTGAAATTAGGATAGCCGCTTGGATGAAGAGCTGTTCCAGTAAATTCTGGCTCAGAATTGAAAACTGGAAGGTTATTTAATGGTGCTGGAAGCTGCGGAAAGTGTCTTTGTAAATATCTGTCAAAAATTCCAGATTTATAATTTCCAGTTTTAACAAAACCCGTTATGTGACCCGTAGAATCTACAAGAATATTATAATTAAAGAAATTATTTATAGCGGGAGACAAAGTTGCTCTTCCCGTTCCTATACCTGAGCCTGGTTCAAAATTATGAAAACCTGTGAATTCTCTAAAATGCGGCATTAATAATTGACCAGATTTATTGAAAAAAATACAGTCTATTGCGGGATAAATATCATTACCGTTTTTGAATCCATACACAAAAGAACCGTATCTTGTATTTGTTCCGTACGATCTGTTCGGGGCGAAAAGTATTTGTCTAATAAGAGTTTTTTTACGATTTTGTTGTAAAACCCCAGTAGGATTAAACTTTTCGGTAAAAACTCCAGCAGATATGGATGCTTTATTTCTAATATCTATTAGATCAGGATCAAAACCATTTACCCCAGGAGTTGCTAGTGCGAATGCTCCATAGTCGTAATTAATTTTGCTAAAATCTCCCTCTACCAATTCTCCAGTAAAATCATTATAATTGGCAAAATTACTCTTGAAACGAATATTGGAGGCGTTTCTAATCTCTATAGAAGGTATCCGCGTGGTGATTGTTTGTTTATTAAACTCATAGCTTTGTGGCGTCTCGGATAAGGGCGTTTCGTTACCATAATCATAACCAAAAGCTACGTTAAATAAACCGTCAGCTTTATAAGAAGCTGAGACAGAAAGCTGTCTGCCCGTTTTAGTATTCGTAGCAAAGTGACCATAATCTGGAGAAAAGTAAGCAACGAAGTCTTTTTGATTTCTACTAGCGGGTTCCATTATATCTCCGTACTTGGGAATGAAAGTATTACCATTCTTATCTACTGCAGATAAACCATTATAAACTTGTCGGTAAATTCCAGTTGTCCCCACCCAATCCGTGACTAAAGCTCCATCTTCAAGATCAGCATTTGAGATATCAAATCCAGTCAAATAATTTATACCAGTAGCAAGAATCTTTAGTTTTAGTCTATAAGTTAAAATAGCAGAGTTTCCTGATTTTATAGCGATCTCTTTAACGACTCTGGAAAACGCAACATTACCCGATTTATCGCTACCTGAGCTTGGGGAAACCATAAATTCTCTTATTGTGGTAGTCTCTCCCGCGACTGTATTTTCTCCTGAAGGAATTTTCCAAGCTCTAAAAAAAGCTGGGCCATCTTTAGATACGAAACTTCCACAATTTCCTAAAGAATAATAATTTGGACCTAAATAAGAAAGGCTTTCATTCTCATAATTTATATTTTCAAATGCATCCACCACTTTTAAACTAAGCGGAGTTCCTATTCCAGTCGTGCCAATAGTATTATTAGCGCTAGAACCTCCCAACGTTAAAAACCTAAAACATTCTGCAAAATGATAGGTAAGCGGATAAATAAGACCGGAATATGTGATAAAATTAGAAAAATAGTCTGTAGAATCTACTAAATTTCCATGAGCATCATAAAAGTCTGCTTTAAAAGCGCCCTCTAATCCATATTCCGTATTTGCCTTAATCATATTTTAATTTTTACACTTTTTTAAATAAAACTGGCACAATTAAATCTTTAACATTAAGTTTCTGTTGGGCCTTGATAAGTCCCCGTATAGAATATAATATCTAAATTATAATTTTCTTCAGGTTGAGAAAGCTCATCGTATACGCCTGTATATAAAATAATATCAATATTATTGTATAATTTATTAGCTGCTTTTATAAAACTTTCTAAAGAAACTACATTTTCTCCAGATTCTCTAAAAACCCCACTTATTTTAAGATCTTGTAAAGATACCGAACACTCTCCAGATTCTTTCGCTTCGGGGGGTCCAAAAATTGAAGAACTCAAACCAACAAAAAAATTTCCAGTTTCTTGCGGTTGAGGAGCGACCGCTGCGGAAATTTTAGACAAAAAACTTCCCGCATCAGAAGGATTTGGTATAATTCGGGAAGAAAAACTTACTGAGTAATTTTTTTGATCTGAAGGGTTTGTTATGATTGAGGGATTTAAAGTAAGTTCGGCAAAATAAGTGTCTTTCGGATTTTTACTAAAATTACTGTTTAAAGATACAGAATAATTTTTTCCCTCGATAGCAAAAAAGTAATTTTGCTGATAATCGGCACCGACAAATCTTAAACTATTTTCAAACCCAGAGGGAGGAAAATCATCTTGGCGAAGATAATTGAAAAATTTTGGCATTTGTTAGATTAGTTTTGACTTTCTGATAAAATAGAAGCCAAAAATAAATCTAACTCATGCTGAATACCAATTTCTTTAATTTTTTCAATTCTTTCAAAGTTATTGTCTATTGGATTTTCAACATATTTTGCTACGCTTGAAAACCAATTAACTTTTTCTTCGTTTAGGATAATGGTTCGAGCAATTTCTTCTGCAGATTCGGATTGGATTGGATTTAATTTTTTAAGCTTAAATTTCTTTTTCAATTGACTCTCCACCTCCACGATAACTTTACCGTAAATCAACAAATTATCTCTTACTTTAGCGCAGCTATAAGAAGCGCCGATTGGTGAAATTTTTTTAGTTGATTGTTTGATATTGTCTGTGCCTACTGGTCTGCCTACTTCAGTTGATTTAACTGGTCCGGCAGATTTAGCTGGTCCAGCTGGCTCAGCCGATTTTGCTCCTCCAATTAAAGGTTGATAAAATCCCTGGTCCCGATACTCCACAAGTTCTTTTTGAGAGTTTAGAGAAGATTCTTTGTCTGGTAAGCGTCCAGTTTCTATGGCCGTTAAACCTTCTTCTGGAGTTAAAATACCAAGCTCTATTAATCTAGTATAGATTCTTCTTGCATTAGAATCATCTTTCAAATCAAAATCCTCATAATAGGGAATTGGAAAATTTTTGAACCCTAAAGATTTAGCAATTTTTTTAATTTCTTGAGATAAAAAATTATTAATAAAAGCCTGCCGCCCTTGACGCAATCTTCCTAGAAACACTTCTACTTTACTAGCTTGATTAGCAAACTTTTCTCCACCAACTAGAATATTATTAAGTCCTATGTTGATATCTCTATCAATAACTTCATATTTTTTAGGATCTAAAAGTTCGGAAATTTTTGGAATAACAAAGTCTGCTTTGGTTGTATAATCAGCAATTAAAACCCTACCGATTGATTCATTTTTGAAAAGTTCTTGCATTGCAGCCATTGCTTTTTGATTTACTCCGCCATCCTCCTCTTTTGCACCCATGGTAATCAATAGAATTGCCTGCTGCATTGTGCGGCTTATGGCCATATCCATTTTCTTTAATTCTTGTTTGTAATTTATATCTTCCAACACGGGAAATCCCATTGGAATGGCAAAAGGCTCATAATCTTGTTTTTTATAAAAAACCGCCACCATTTTATGCTTTTCTAATGGTAGTCTTACTAACGATGATCCCTTTTGCTTTATCTGGTCTTTAATCTCTTGAGGAAAACTATCATAAACTTCCTTATCCTCTTCATTTCTTGGTTTTTTAAGCGTGTCCAATTCGTAATCTGAAAGCACTTTATAATATTGCCCGGTGCTAAAACTAAGTCGACTAACAAGTTGAATATCGGCCGGATTTAATATAGTGTATCTGGCTGGAATTTGATTTTTTTTCGCTAGAATTTGATTACCACCAAACACCTGAGTAATTTTAGAAATTTCTTGGTTATTTAGTTCGGTTTCAAATTTATAAATAAATACATTGCCAGACCTATAGTATTCTCTATAAAATTTATCTTGCAAATCCCATAAATTAATTTTGTTAAATAATGCTTCAAAGAAGTCTCTTGATTTTTTGTTTCCGCCTCTGTAAAATATATTGCTCACCGAAAATTCAGTCATTAAATCAATAACATTTCTAAATACAGAAAAATTATAGTAAGCTTTTTGACAAAGCGTCACCACATCCCGCACATCCAATGAAGAAGTGTCAGAGTAAGTTCCATTATACTTAAAAGGAATGACTCCATCATCAATATTTTTATATTTGTCGGTTTTTTCAATAGAACCGGCTCGATTTCTCCTAGTCGGAGTGGAGGCTTCTGTAGATAAAGGCAAAATCTCTTTTAAGTTTGGTTTTTTTGTTTTGCTCATAAATCATTATATGTGATAATTCGTTAAAGCATTAGCTAAATATACTGGGCCATTTTTATTTGGTAATCTAGTAAACGTGCAGTATATTGATCGGCCACTTACGGTCGGAATAAACGCTGAACTATTACCCGGCCAATAAATACCAGTACCCCAATTTATAGCGGTATCAGAAATGTCGCCATCTTCGCATTGCTTGTTAGTTATACGCATTGCAGCGACTGAACCGGTTAAGAATGTCCCAGAAACAAAATTAACTGTTACACTATTACCAGTTATTCTGCAGTCCCACAAATCATACTCACCAAAATCTATAATATTATTAGTATTGGATTCGAGTAACACTTGATATAAGCCATCATTTGGATCGATGTATTTTATATTAAATCTCGTTTCTCCCGTTGGACCTTGCGCTCCACTTGGACCAACGGGAAGAGCTATGACAGAAGTTAATATCGCAGATACATCTCCACTACCAGAAATTCCAAAATAAACTCCAGAAGAACCTCCATTCGCACCCACACCCGTTCCAGAAGCAAAAATTACTCTTCTTCCAGATGGCCCAATTGGGCCCACTGGTCCTATTGGACCACCAGTTGGAATGGGAATTGTATTCGTATTTTGTCCATTGGTTAATGTAAAGAAAATGCCGCTTCCAATTCCATCGGATCCGGTCAAGTGAACTACTCCGCTTACTCTAGCTCCAGTAGGGCCAATAGCACCCGTTGCTCCGCTGGGCAAAACGACAGTTCCAATTTGAATAGTATCCTCTCTTACGAAAGTTACGTTATTCCCACTTTGGCTTAAAAATCCAACCGAAAGACCTCTAGGCAGCGAAATTACATTTGTTAAAACTGCGGATGAGTCTCCCGCACCAGACAATCCAAAATACATTCCGCTAAAGCCAACATTTGAAGCAAAAAGTTGTCCAGTTCCAGAAACAAAAATTATACTTCTTCCAGAGGGGCCAACTGGTAGAGAAATTGGAGAAGTTAAAGTCGCAGATGCGTCTCCAATTCCAGAAATACCAAAATAAACTCCACTAGACCCTCCGTAAGTTGCGCTTCCAGTTCCCGAAGCAAATATAATACTTTTGCCTTGCGCGCCGCTTGGTCCACCGGTGGGAGTAGGAATTGTGATTGTATTAGTTCCGTTTGATAGATTGAAGAACATTCCGGTTCCTCCAACATTCACGGCTCCGGTAATAGAAGCGCCGGTAGCTCCAGTTGGTCCGATTGGGCCAACGGCGGAAACGATGTCTAAATTTACGTCAACGAGTATGTTAGTAGCAAAAATCCCACTAAAAATTGGATTCCCTCCACTAAGCACGCAATACGCCGAATTACAAGCATAAGGACTTTCCACATTTACCTTAACAACTCCCGCGTCAACATCATAGTTTAAAATTCTTCCATTCCAATATGTTCCAGTGTCAGCGGCAACGAAAATAATTTTTTGATTTACTCCATAAGCCAGATTTTTGAAATTATTGTGAGTAAACTCCAATTCATCATTCAATGTAAAAGTCATTGAAGACGGGAAGCCTATGGCTGTTGCACTATTTTTTCTCACGGAAAGTCCGGCAGAATTTGAATAGAATGAAGTTTTATAAACATCCCCTTTTGGTCCAATTGGTCCCGCTGGACCCGTCGCTCCACTTGGACCTGGCGCGCCAGTTGGCAACGGGAATGGATTAGTTTGTGACCCTCCAGAAAGAATATAAATATAAGCATTTACTCCAGCCCCAGAAGCCAACTGGACTCCCGTTATTGATAGTCCTGGATCCCCTTGTGGTCCAACCGCTCCAGTTGGACCTTGTGCTCCTTGAGGGCCAGTCGATCCAGTTGGTCCAGTTGGTCCTGGAGGAGCAGAATCAAATGTAAGGATTTGCCCAAGAACATAGTATTGATTTAAAGAAGTCTCTTGGTCTTCTACTTCAATTAGTTCAAAACCATATTTTAATTCGGTGGCCGCATCATATCTTAAAGCACCAATTAATCCATCTAAAGTATAAGTATGATTTGATAAAACGTTTGCAATTGCAATTGGTGTGGGTAAACTTCCACTTATATATCTTCCAGTAGATACAGCATTATTGAAAAAAGTAAATCTCAAAAATCCTAGCTCGTTTCCGGTCGAGAATAGAAGATTTGTATTGGTATCATCAACAACTTCAGTACCAATATCGCCATAAGAAAAATTATAAGTGAATCCTCTTATTAATTTGAGAGTAGGATTATATCCACTTGATTGAAGTTGATCTATAAAAGCTCTTGGAGGAGCGCTTTGTCCCGTTTCGAAACCTGTTGGACTTTTTGGAGAATCATTTGCTACGAAAGAAAAAGTAAATCCTCCAACTGGACCAATTTCTCCTTGAGCTCCACTTAAGCCACTAGGAAGTTCGATAAGAGTTCCAGTCGAGTTATTGCTAAACAAAAATCTAAAACCTTTTGCTCCGCCAAATTCTCCTGTTCCAGAAGGTAAAACGCCTGTGACATGAATTCCTGTGGCTCCAGAAGGACCAGCAGGCAAAGATATAACATCCGTGAAAGTTATTTCTGTATCATTTTTACCAGATAAACCAAAACGAATTCCGCTCGCACCACCATTAAGAGTTCCCGTAGCTTGAACGCTAATAATTGCTCTGCCAGACTCGCCAGAAGGTCCAATCGCTCCAGTTGCGCCGCTTGGACCAACAACACCAACCCCCAAATCGCCCGTTAAAGAAACTCCATTTATTTTTAAATCTCCATTCAGAACGGAAAGAAGATTTCCATCAATGTAAACTCCAGTTGTGTACAAATCACGGAATGGAAAACTCAAAGATCCCAAATTTGACTCTCCACTCGATAATGGAATAAAATCTCCCGTGATTCTTTTATTTGAAGAAATTTCTAAACCTCGGCCGGAAATAGCGTCAAAAATAAAACCTGACAATTCGGGCTTATCTAATTGTTTTATTCGGATAAAATTATCTGGCATACCTTAGACCTTTTTATTCATTACACTAATATATCATCATTGGGCTGAAACCATCATTCTTTTTTTCTGATGTTTTAGTTATATCAAAGTAACATTTAACAAGCCAATTAGACAATACTAAAGCAGTATAATTGTCTTTTCTTGCTCGATTGGGGGAATTTGACCTTTTCAAGTGCTGAGGAAGCTCAAAAGATTGGTTGCCTCTGGCGGTGGTACTAAACTCCACTAAAGCGCATTGTTTTTTAGTTTGATAAATTAAATTATCTAATTCTTCCAAAAAATCAATAAAACTCCAGTCTTTTTTAGATTCTGGTATTATCAAGTCTAGGGGAACTTTAGCGGAAGAGGATTCGTTAAAAAAAGACTCATCTCCGCACGTATTTGAAGCGAACCATACTCTTTTAAAATCTATATCACCTTGTAATTTTTCATTTGCTCTTCTTATAAATTCAGATTCAAAGACTTGAGGAAAAGCTATGCGTCTATTCTCTTGATTATATTGATTTTTTGCTTTTCTTAATTCCGCTTCATAATCTGCCCCTTCTGCCACAGAATTAAATTCAAATACTTTGAGTTTTTCTGAGTCATTTTTAACAAATTCAGAATTATTATAACTATCTAAAAATATATCTGCGCCAGCATTATCCACAATCATCATTACAATATTAAAGTTAGTTAGTATATAATGTAAGTATTTTACATGGTTGCTTAAACCTCCCAACCCAGCATAGCAATGAACTAAAATTCCTTGTTTCTTTTCCTCATCCAATTCCATCACAGCCATAGCAAAATAGTCGGCGGAAGGGCTATCATTAAAATTTGGATCAACTGCTAAAACATATTTTTTCCCAGAAGAACCCCTTATTAAAGTGTGAGGTTTTTCAGATTTTAGAGTGCACTCTTCCATTTTTCTAAAACTAAAATAACTATCACTACCATCTGTAAACTGCGCGCAATATTCTCTTAAAAATGAAGAGTTTGAAGTTCCTCCGTTCTGCGCTTCTTCAATAATATTCTTGTCGATCATATCTTGAGGAACCGCTTCGTAGCCCATTTGGGTAACGAAGTACTTTGAGTCTAAAATTGAGTCGTTTGTAATTTTGTTTGTCCAATCTTGATAAGTCTTATAAAGATTTTCAAAAGTATAGCTCGCAGAGGAGAGTGCGATCATTTTTGAATTATTAGGAAAAACTACTCGATCCTCTTCCTTCATCACTCCGCGAGCGATTAATCTATCCTCCTCTTCTCTGATCTCCATTCTTTCTTTAATATTTTGAGGAGCCACTAGAAATGGCATTAGTACGTTTTTAATTATATCTTCTGGAAGTAATAAAAACTCATCGAGTACAAGTACATTCGCACGAAAACCGCGAATCTTTTCTCCATTTAACGGAATTGCTTTTATTGATCCTCCGTTTATATCCCAGCTAAACTCGTCGCCGCGTCTTGATTTTGCTCCAAAACATTGAAATAAAAGCTCCGCGCCCTTGGCTTCTGAAAATTTTTCTATGTTATTAAAAATGTTTCTTGCGGTTCTGAATGTGGGACCAGCGATTAATATTTTAGTGCCAGGTTCAAATATGCACTGTAAAAAACAAAATACCGAAGCGGAAAAAGATTTGGATAATCCGCGCCCAAGCACAAGCATGCTAAAATTTCTATTCATCATTCCCTTGATCATAATCTCTTGATAAGGGGCGAGCTTTATTCCCGAAATTAATTCTGTAGTAATTCCTATATTTGCTCGTAAAAATTTAGCTAAAGAAATTCTAGCGTCTCTTTCTTTTAAAGAGCCTTCTAATTTTAGCATCTCATCATTTACATTAGTGATGATTTTTTTATATTTATCTGGACAATACCACATTAAAGAGCTTTCATATCGTATGCGAGTTGCAAATCTATATTTTTATAAATACAATCGCATGTAAAAATTTTTTGAATTACTCTAGACGCCTCTTCGCGATTCTTTACAAACAGAAACTGAACGGAGGGATACTTTTGGATAATGTTTCTTACGTTATGAAAAACATACTCTGGAGTAACTTTAGTATTCTTTTGATAAACATAAAAAAGATCATTAAAATTTAAAGCATTGCTCAAAAATTCCTCCACTAAAACAATCAGATTAGCTTGCGCCTCCACGGACCTTTCTATTTCATTAATAAAACGATCATAGCCGCCACTTAAAGTACCAATAAAATCTGAAATTGATTTTCTTTCAATATAACATTCGCAGCTGGCTTTTTTATCACTAAAGGTATAATCTCCAAAATTTAATGTTTTAACCTCCGTGTATCTGCCTGGGAAAGATAATGGTTTTTGCTCGCGAGTATCAATGTGAATTTTTCCTATAATTTCTTTTGAAATAATTGGACCACCAAGCGGCTGATATTTGTTCTTAAACCCAAGACTCTCACAAAATCTATAATAGTTTCCAAAATATTTATCATAAGTTTGAATGGGCGGCATGAGCAAAGATCTTAATTCAACTTGACAAAAAGAGTATTGCGCTGATTTTTTATTTTTTCTATTAATTAATAATTCTTTAATATAATTTCTAACTTCTGGTTCCGGCTTTGATTCTATCCATTTTTTTAAATTTTCACGACTATTAAAATCTGTAGAAAAATATTGATCTTTATTTTTAAACCTTATAATTTCGCCCGATTGCATATCGTAGCGAGGATATTGAGTCTGATAATACTCAATGATTCTTAGATCATGCGCCTTGATGTGCTTATGAAGCCCAGCAGTTTCGGAAAAAGATTGATTGCAAATTTTACAAACATTATTCATTCAACAGCTCTCCCTCGGAAAGGCCCATTATTTTACATTTGATTTCATCTAGCGAAGATAATCTATCGATTTCTTGTTTAACAATTTCTCTTCTTTTATTTGCTAGCTTGATCATTTGATCTCTTGAGTCTTTCTCTTTCCATAATTGGACGAGGTTAAGGATGCTTGCATTTTCTTTAATTTGCTTGCTGAGTCTTTCGCTTCTTTTAATTTTTAAATCATTAATAAGTTTTTGCTGGCGCGTAACGCACTGATTATACTCATTTCTGGCCGTATTTGAGGCTTCTATTAGGGTCATGGGAATTTTACCATCATTTTCAACCTGCGCGTCTATTTGAGCTTGAACCATCTGAATGGTTTTTTGTATATTGGAAGAAATTACCACTTCACTAGAAAGAATAATATACTGATCAACTTCTTCTTGGGTTAAATCTGGTTTATCAAAACAATATCTGATAAAAGAACTTTCAAAAAGGTCCCGGTCGGTTTGCGAAAGATAAGAGTTTATCTGATGAATAAATCTATAAGTGTGCAAATAAGCTATAAGCGTCATCAAAGAATTTTTTTGTTGAGCGGAAACTTGATCTTTATTTATTCCATCTAAAACATACCGATTAACTTTGTTTGAAATTTTTTCAAAAGTTTTTGGTGGACGATAATTACCTTCTGGAATCTCCTCAGTATCCGCATAAGAAACGATGTTTGGTAAAGATTTAATGTAATCATTAACCGATCTAGTTTCTATATTCAGATTTGAAAGCTTTTCGTTTTCAAATATAATTCGCGCAATATGTACCGCGCTCATTGTTGAGGCATTTTTTTCAATATACTCTTTATGCTCGCTGGTTAGATCAATGCGATCTTTGGGCTCATATTCTGTTCTTGATTTTGCTTTTAAATTTCTGCTGGCTAAAAAATCTTTGATTGCGCGGCCATAAGAGCTTCTCCCATCTTTTAAATCTTCTTCAATATCTGGAAAAATTAAAGAAGTTAGCTCTTTTATACCCGGAAGACTTTCATTGTCATTAGTGTTCCATATTTCGAGTACTTTGAGTTGCTGATCATTGGTGAGATCTATTTTTTTCATATCAGATCTATTTTATCTTCTCTGAACGCTTTTTGGATTTTTTTTATTATGCTCTTTTTAATATTTTGTATTTGTTTGTATCCGGGCTTGCGATTCGCTTCGCAAGTTTTAAATTTCATTTTTTTAGCAACAGCTTCATCAGAATTTTTTTCTATAAAATAAAGCTTATAGAATTTATACTCATTCTCTTTTAATATTTTAGGCAATAAATTATTTAATTTTTCTATATTATACTCTAGACTAAAGGACTCATCTTCTTGAGATTGAATATAGTTTGAATTCTCTTCTGTGGATTGGCATTTTTTAATGCTCAAAGCATGTTTTTTTGTCTTCTCCCATTTTGCATATAAGGGGCACGCTGAACACTGCTCTTGATAAATACTACAAGCGTCTCCAGCTAAAGCTGCGCCGCATTTTATGCAGGGTTTGGAATAATTTCCATAATTGTTCCTTATTAAATTTTTAATTTGATTAGAAACGATTGCATTAATCCATGGCTCAAGTTTTTTAGAACTATCAAAAAGTTTCCATTTTTTGAAAATATGTATTTTTATAATTTGAGAAACATCCTCAAAATCAATCGCGGTAGACTCAGATAAAAACCATTTATTGCGATGTCTGTTTATTTCCGAATCAATCAGTCCTATGTGATCTTCAAATTTTAAATTATTTTTCAAGGGCTTCTAATTAAATCTTTAATTGAAGTACCTGTCATTTTTTCATAAGGAACCTCTATTTCGAAATCTATTTTAGAGGCGTTTCTTGCCAGCGAAAGGTTTATATCTCCCTCGCCATCATTTTCAATTTCATTTTGGGAGTTTTTGACACTCGCAATGCTCGTTTTAACGGAAAAAGAATTTCCGCAATTTGGGCAAAACTTAGCAAAATCATCACTCTTATGACCACATTGAGTGCAATACTTCATAAAAAATTATATTAGATTATAATTAAAATTTATAATAAAAATATGGAAATTAAAGTCGTAGATTTTAATACACTAAACTTTGAAGAAAAACTTCAAATATTGCAGAAAAATCAAGATTTGCTTTTAAAGTACAGGCCCGAAAGCGAATTTGTGATACGAAAACACCAAGATAAGAATGGGAGAATATATCATTATTATTTTGATTTAATCAAAAAATATAAGGGTAAAATGGTTTGCGGCGAAAATTTTATGCTATTTTTCCATATCATGAAAATAAATGACCCAGAGGATGCTTCAGAATATAGCCATAGAAGAAGCGCTGGAGATTTTAGTGATGATGGAAACTGCCTTTTTGTAGAATATATAGTAGGAAAATATTCAGCTAAGGATTTGGCTCAACTAGATGACTATTTTAAAAATAAAAAAGTGCAATTCGTATCTTATGTTAAGCATGAAAAAATTAACGTCGTTTCTTTCGCTAAATATAGACAAAGAATTCTAGCAAATGCCAACGTCTAAAGAAACATCTTGCGTTCTTCCTCGTTTTTAACAATAGAATCTTTGTTATTTAAACGTTTGATAAGATACGCCACCAGTTCCGAGCGCTTCACATCTTCTT